GTTGTCTAGTATCTTATCTTCTAGTGCATCAACAAGTTCTTCGGTGGTAACTTGCAAGACATCACACAGAAGGTCTGGGTCGTACTCCTGTACTATTCTTTCTTTAAGTTCAATAAATGTCAGTGACATAATCAATCAACTCATCTGTGTTATCTAAAGTGTAGTGTTTGAACCCCTCTTTTACACACCACTGGCCCATCGTTATCTTACCACCCTTTCTCACTTTAGTGTGAGGGTTAGACAGTACAAAGATTAATTCTGCGTATTGTGATGCTTCAGTATCTGCTGCATTCATCATGTCTCGAATTGCTTTGTACTTCTGTGTGTCTCCCACCCTGAAGAAGCCCTTACATTCAATCAGTACAATATCCTTGTAGACAAAGTCTGGTTTGTAGTTCCTGAATGTAGTGTAAGGTACATCGTATGGTTCGTAGTTCATGAACTTAGAGGGGAGTGCGTCTGCAAACTTCTTCTCTAAACCGGAGCGATACTTACCGGAGCTCTTTCTCTTCTTCTTTACTGGGCGTTTAGAACTCATCTGATAGTGCCTCCTGTACTCTGGGTTCTTTAACGACCTTTGTTAAAAACTTTGGCCCGTATGAATAACTGAATGTTCTTAAGTTTGGATAACAGTGCTCTTTGAATTGACAGTAAGAGCATCCTACGGAAAGTTTCATGTTTCCAGATTTTCCGTCCGGTATGGTAGGATAACAAAAAGAAGTCGGTTCTGGCCCAGCCACTAACTTTTTTATGTGTTCCACCCTTTCCACTATATCGTAATCTAAATACTTAAACATTGGGTGATCTTTGTCTTCTTCATCGTACATCAAGTAAGCAAGATGACCGTTCTGTTTATCCATCGCAAGCCAGCCATACTTAGTTTCTTTCTCTGAGTGGGCGTATGCTTTGATCTGTCCAATATACCCGAATGGATCGTCTTGTGCAAGGGTTCCGTCTTTAAACTTTTTAAATCCAAACACACTCGCTGATTTAACGTCTGTGACTATCCCGTCAATCTTACAGTCCATACTCCCCCTAACACCAGCAACATGACAGGTTTTCTGTTCACAGGTTACTTCATGTCCTGCTGCTTTTGTAAGAAAGAGGAGTAGCTCTTCGATGACGTGTCCGTATAAGAATTTAATGTAGGTGTGAGGGGCGATCTCTTCTTTCCCTGTCTCATTGTAGACGTTCCAGAGGTACTTGTCTGTTCGTCCAACTGCCGATAGGCGTAGCTTTCTGCTGTCCCTTCCCTTAAGTACCCCAAACTCTTTACGCATAAGCCCTTTAATGTTCTCGCCAAAGTTCTCAATCGCGTCATCAAGGTCAATATGCTCTCCTACTTCTTTAGTTGATACTAATTTATAGATGTCTTCTACTAGTGTGTCGATGCCCATGACTTTCCTACCTTATATTCACCATCCAGTGGACAGTTTAAGTTGAAGTAAGTTCCAGCCGCTTGTATACAAGATACAGCTAACCTACCAAATACGTCTTCTTTACCAGCTTCTACTTCTGTTTGTATCTCATCGTGGATGTTACCTACAAACCTATACCTTATACCCCATAGTTTAGCATAGTGGTCTAACAATGTCAACGCCTTCTTCATTACGATGGCACCCGCTGACTGTAGCAAGGTATTCAAGGCTGCGTGGCTAGATCGGATCATCAATCTCCTGCCATCCAGCCCTTCTATGTTACCCTTAATAGCTTGTTTCTCTACGTCAGACCTCAACACAGCCAGTGCTGGAGTATTCTCAAGGAACTTAGCCTTGAGTTTGGCACCTTCAGCCCTACCACCACCTACAATAGAGCCTATCTTCTCATCACCAGCACCATACAAGTAAGCGTATATGAATGTCTTAGCCTGTGATCTATCGGTAAGACCAGCAGCAAGCATATTGGCTGTGTGTATGTCACCATCAAGGATCTCAGCGGTGTACTTCTCGTCATCCATATAGTGAGCTAACATCCTAAGCTCTAATCCACTTGCGTCCATACCGACCAGTGAGTAGCCTTCAGCAGCTATCCAGCAGCTACGGCTCTCAACACCATAGGGTGAGTGACTACTGGGAACCTGTGCTACATTAGGCTTACTGTGTGTCATCCTACCTGTTACTGCACCGTTGCTGTTGACGTAACCGTGAACCCTGCCTGTGTCTGGATCTACTGCTTCGATCCAGCTACTGACCAACGCTATTCTCTTCTGTACAGTCAAGTACTCAGAGATTAACTGAGCCTGTGGGATGTCAGTAACACCGGCAAGTATAGTCTCGTCAACCTTGATGTACTTGCCTAATTTCTTGTCAAGCTCAAAGTCTGCTAGTTCAACGTCACGAGTTTTTTGGTTTTCTTCTATCAGTTCTAAGCATTTAATACCTGCGTCAGTCAATGCCGTAGGCTTCCATCCAAAGTGTTGTAACCACCTACCTATCTGCTGTCTTGAACCTAAGTTAAAGATTGGATAGTCCACCCGACTAAACCGGCCACCAACATCAACCCAACTATCTCCGAGAAACTTAAGACCAACGACACTGAACGTACCATCCTTCTTAACTTTTGGTGTAACCTCAGATATGAAAGTTGGCAGTGGTAGAAACACTGCATGCACTTCTGCTTCAAGTTCATATACTCTCTCCTTCAAGGTAGCAACTAAATCATAAGCATATCGCTCATCTAACTGCCAACCGTTATTTATTTGATCAACAATGATTGACTGTACCTGATGCTCTAGCTCAACACAGTCACCCTTGAAGTGAGCTAACTCAATCTTAAGTTTGCTGAAGAGCTTCTCATTGACAGCTACATCCTGCTTACAGTAAGACACCATCTCATCGTTTAGGTGTGACCAATCATTGTAGTCACCTTTAGGGAAGCCTAACTCTTCACCCCATGCCTTCAAACTATGTCCACCTTCACGTGATGGGTTAGCCAGCCTCGATAGTACCAGCGTGTCCAGCTTAGGGAAGATGGATAAGTCTGCACCCCACAGTCTCTCTAGAACAGGGAAGTCGTAAGCTAACCCGTTGTGTGCGACAAGTGTCGTTTCAGTATCCAGATCACGGATAAAAGCATTAAAAGAAACAGCATCGTAATACACTTCTCCATTACTCGCCGCACAACACCAGATGACTGTAGGATTGAGACCATCAGTCTCTATGTCCAGAACCAATATCTTCTGTGGTAAGTTCATTCATATTCCTCAGCTCGTCGATAGGAAGGTTATAGCAATCCTTCGACACTTTCCATCCATTTGAAGGGTCAATTGTACCCTTCTCCATAAAGTTTGCAACTTCAAAATACTCTTTAGCTGGCATGTAACCCAACAACCACCCAACACTGAAATCATTCTTAACTCTAGTGAATACGTAGATGTCACAGTCCTGCTTCTTCCCGCTACTCACTGAACAATCGTAGTACATCTTAGGCTTAACGCTGGTACGTTTAGTCTTAACGTCTATTCGTACTTCACCATTCAGGACCATGTCGTACTCGTAGGTGTTCTCCCAACTAACTATACCACCATTGTCTAGAAGGTATTGATGCACTAACCCTTCACCTATAAACCCAGCTAAGTTACCTTCACCACCAGTTATTGATTTATGTAAGATACCCATCTCTACTGACTTAGCGTGTGCTGTAGTCATGATTGGCGTGGTCACCGGCATCTCTATTACGTCTGACTCAGAAATCATTGTCTACTACCTCTACTGGTTTAGGAACTTCTTTCATACGTCCTGTAAATTTATCGTAGTGGAGGTAACACGCTGGCCCTGTCAAGCCAGTGTATCTGTTCTTTAGTACTCGCACTACGGTTGTGTTCCTGATCTCTTCATCCTCACACTGTTGATCACGCTCAAGACCGATCACGATGTCTGAGAGTTGAGCTATCGACTGACTACCGCGTAGTTCAGACAGACTAACTCGTCCTCCTTCTTCGTGTGACTGACCGCTAGATCGTTTAAGGTGTGATACAAGGAATAAACCTATACCTAACTCCTGTACTAAAGTCCTAAGATTGGTCATGATTGAGTCTATCGCCTTTCTCTCGTCGCCATTGTCCTGTGCGGAAACAACGATAGATAGGTGATCCAACACAATCCATTTGCAATCC